ACGCTGACGCTCTTAACGAGTTCTATAGGCAGTTCTCCAGGACAGAGTCTCACGCGTTCAGGGACGAGAGTAAGTCCTCCATATTCAACCTAACAAAGATATACCAGCAGATAGACTACAACGACTCACTTATAAAGGACAGGGTTCTGACACGTGGATCGTTCAGCTGGCACAACGGAGAGAAGGATACAAGGGTTGTGTGGACACCAGATACAAGGGGTAGGTTCCTAGTGTCTTGGATACCAAGCAACAACCTACAGAACAATGTCATCAATAAGAACGGGATGAGGTATCCAGGTAACGACCACATCGGTGCGTTTGGTTGTGACCCCTACGATATATCTGGTACAGTTGGTGGTGGTGGATCTAATGGATCACTTCACGGACTGACCAAGTTCAATATGGACGATGCGCCTAGCAACCACTTCTTCCTTGAGTACATAGCAAGACCACAGACAGCAGAGATATTCTTTGAAGAGGTACTCATGGCGTGTGTGTTCTATGGCATGCCGATACTTGTTGAGAACAACAAGCCGAGGCTGCTTTATCACCTAAAGAACAGGGGGTACAGGGGATTCTCTATGAACAGACCAGACAAGCATATCACGAACCTATCTAAGACAGAGAAGGAGCTAGGAGGAATACCTAACTCATCTGAAGACGTTAAGCAGTCTCACGCTGCTGCAATTGAGTCATACATAGAGAAGTACGTAGGACTGGACATGGAGGGTACGTACAGGGACTCTGACGAGATGGGGAGCATGTACTTTACTAGAACAATAGAGGAGTGGGCTAAGTTTGATATAAATAATAGGACAAAATTTGATGCTGCAATTAGCTCTGGATTAGCTATAATGGCTAACCAAAAGAATGTGTATCTTACGGCAAAAAAAGAATCGAAATTAAGCATTACCTTTGCGAAATATAATAACAATGGCAGATATAGTGAAATTATAAGATGAAGGAAGTAACTATTAAAATAAATCCTATAGGCTTTCCTGATCAGTTTGCATCAGATAGAGAAAAGGAAACATACGAGTATGGACTTCAGATAGGTCAATCTATTCAGTACGAGTGGTTTAGAAAGGATAACAGTAACTCAAGATTCTACAATCAGTGGGGTGACTTTCATAGGTTAAGGCTATACGCCAGGGGCGAGCAGTCTGTAGCTAAGTATAAGAACGAGATGGCTGTGGACGGAGATCTAAGCCACCTGAACTTGGACTGGACTCCAGTACCAATCATACCTAAGTTTGTTGACGTTGTTGTCAACGGAATGAATGACCGACTATTTAAGGTAAAGGCATACGCACAGGACTCCATCTCATTACAGAAGAAGTCTAAGTATCAGGACATGATACAGGCGGACATGCTGTCAAAAGATATTTTAACTGACATTAAGAATAACCTAGGTGTTGACGCATTCGACACAAACCCAGACGAACTTCCAGAGAATGACGAGGAACTAGCTCTATACATGGAGTTAAAGTACAAGCCAGCTATAGAGATCGCAGAGGAGGAGGCTATCAACACCATACTAGATCAGAACAACTACAACGAGACACGGAAGAGGGTTGACTACGACATAACTACACTAGGAATTGGTGTTGTTAAGCACATGTTCCTTCCAGGAGATGGAGTTAGAGTTGAGTATGTAGATCCAGCAAATATAGTTCACAGCTACACAGAGGATCCAAACTTTAAGGACTGCTTCTACTGGGGCGAGATTAAGACCGTACCTATAACAGAGCTTGTAAAGATAGACACCACGCTTACTAATGAACAACTTGAAGAGATTTCTAAGTATAGCCAGGCTTGGTATAATTATTACAGTTCATCCCAGTTTTATAGCAACAGCTTGTTTAACAATGACACTGCTACGCTGTTATATTTCAACTATAAGACGACCAAGAGGATAGTATACAAGAAGAAGAACCTTGAGAACGGGAACTTCAAGATAATAGATAAGGAGGACACGTTCAACCCACCTCAGGAGATGATGGACGAGGGTAACTTCGAGAAGGTTGAGAAGACTATCGACGTGTGGTATGACGGTGTGATGGTAATGGGTACTAACATTATGTTGAAGTGGGAGCTATCTCGCAACATGGTCAGACCTAAGTCAGCATCACAGCACGCTATGCCTAACTACATTGCAGTTGCACCAAGGATGTACAAGGGAGCGATAGAGTCTCTTGTTAAGAGAATGATTCCGTTTGCTGACCTTATACAGGTTGTACACCTTAAGTTACAGCAGGTTATATCTAAGGTTGTACCTGATGGGGTGTTCATTGATGCCGATGGTATTAACGAGGTAGACCTAGGAAACGGCGGTGCATACTCACCAGAGGACGCGCTTAGACTGTACTTCCAGACTGGTAGTGTTATCGGTAGGAGCTACACAGGAGATGGTGAGTTCAATAACGCAAGGGTTCCGATCCAGGAACTTAACTCAAACAGCGGACAGGCCAAGATATCTAGCCTTGTTGGTAGCTATAACCACTACCTAGGAATGATTAGAGATGTTACAGGTCTTAACGAGGCTCGTGATGGTTCTATGCCAGATCCTAACTCACTGGTTGGTGTACAGAAACTTGCTGCACTTAACTCAAACACAGCCACAAGACACATACTAGAGTCTAGCTTATATATTACTAAGACATTATCTGAAGCAATATCTTGTAGGGTTGCTGACATACTTGAGTACTCAGACTTTAAGGAGGAGTTCATCCTTCAGATTGGTAAGTACAATGTGAGTATACTTGAGGACATCAAGGAGTTACATATATACGACTTTGGAATATTTATAGAGGTTACACCAGACGAGGAGGAGAAGGCTCAGCTAGAGGCAAACATTCAGATGGCACTATCTAGAGACTCGATATACCTTGAGGATGCGATAGACATCAGGGAGATTAGAAACCTTAAGCTGGCTAACCAGTACCTTAAACTTCAGAGAAAGAAGAAGGAGGATACGATACAGAAGAACCAGCAGGCTCAGCAGGAGATGCAAGGTAAAATTCAACAGCAGTCACAGCAGGCAGCCGCTCAGAGTGCGTTGCAGGCAATACAGGCAGAGACACAGTCTAAGATGCAGATCAAGCAGGCCGAGGTTGGCTTTGATATTGAGAAATTGAAGCAAGAGGCACAGCTTAAGATGGAGCTAATGCGAATGGAGTTTGACCTACAGATGCAACTAAAGGGTGTAGAGACAGAGCAGATGAGTCAGAAGGACACGCTTAAGGAGAAGGCAAAGGATAAGAGGATAAGCATACAGAACACACAGCAGTCAAAACTAATTGATCAGCGTAAGAATAATCTTCCACCAGTAAACTTTGAGTCAAACGAGGATAGCTTGGATGGTTTTGATATGGCTGAATTTGAACCAAGATAAATAACTAACTTTGCAAAAAAATGAAGACAGCAGCCTGGACACGAAAAGAGGGTAAGTCAGAAACTGGAGGATTAAACGCTAAGGGTGTTGCATCCTATAGAAAAGAGAACCCAGGAAGTAAGTTAAAGATGGCCGTAACGAAGAAGCCATCTGAATTAAAGCCAGGTAGTAAGGACGCAAATCGTAGAAAATCATTCTGCGCTAGAATGTCTGGAATGCCAGGGCCAATGAAGAAACCAAACGGAGAGCCAACGAGAAAGAAACTCGCGTTGGATAAATGGAATTGTTAATAAAAATCAAATCAAATGGAAAATTTCACAGTTAGAGACATAGGTGTCTCTGAGCAAAAGTCTATTCAAGAGGTAGAACAACAGTTGTTAGATCAACACGAGGAAAAGATTGTTCAACAAGAAGAGCCGTTCATTGCAACTGAACAAGTTGAAAAGGATGAACTAAAGGATGAGGATGTACTATCGTACATTAAGAACAGATACAATAAGGAGGTAACATCAATTGATGAGTTATTTCAAAAGAGAGAAGAGGCAGAGGAGTTACCAGGTGACGTTTCTGCATACTTCAAATATAAGAAAGAGACTGGACGCGGAATTGAAGACTTTGTTAAGTTAAACAGGGA